TCTAATTTAATACTATTTCTACCAGAAGTGAATGTATCGGTAAATGAAATAATAGCGTTTCCAACCGAATCAGCTAGGTATTCATGAATTCTTGGTCTTTTAGTTACTGGTGCTTCAAGTGTTTTTTGCAAAAGCGTTGCTGATTTTTTGTTAAAAACTAAAGTATCACTATCGGTCAAAGATGGTATATTAAGATTATGATTACCAGTTAATGCGCCCGGTACAAAAGAATATCTATGACTTGAATCATTATCAAATAATTGAAGGTCTGCTATTGTAGCAGAATTTAATGTAGCAGAATTTAATGTCTTATTAGTAAGTGTTTGAGTTGCACTATTAACCGTAATAGTACCCGCAGAATCGGGGAAGTCAATACTAATCTCTGAAGCAGGACTAATTGCTCCAATTTTAGTTGTAAAAGACGTTCCAATTATATCAAAGCCACTATCAGTCAGTCTGGTGGTGGCCCCACTAATGGTACCGCCTAAAATATCATACAGTTCTGTGAAGTTGGCATTAATTTTAATCCCGGCACCACGAAGTGTGTCGCCTGATCTATCATTTGCCGTTGTTCCAGTATTGACAGTTTGCTTTGCCATGAATAACTCTCTACTTTAATTTATACTATTTATACATGTTGAAATGGATAATGCGCAGAATCTGCTGAGTTATCCGAATCAAATATAGTATGGTAAGTTGCTTGGTCGAATGTTGATTTTGTAACAATAATATTATCTGAATCCTGATCCATAGTAAGAATGAGACCCGCCCGAGAACCAGAGTCGTCCATCAGGGCGGAATTCACGCCCAACACTTTAATAATTGGTCTATCTGCATCCAAATCATCAATAGTCAATGTGCCCATATCATTAAAGGCTTGACCTGTTTGCATTCTGCGTAGACCCAAATCACTGTCTCTGACAAGCAATGTAACATCTGCGAAAGCTTCGAGTTGGAACGGAGCATCAGCAGCAACCGCAAGTTGCTCTTCGATAGGATCACCGATTTCGTCTTGAATAATAGCAAGGCCTATTTCATTAACCAATTCCAACAAAAGTTCAGAACCTAGATAAACACCACCGGGATGAACAAAGAGCTTATAGGCATCAACCCATTCTTTTAATGGAAGACCAATCCTAATAAGAACAGACATAACTTGATATAGTTTATCATCAGTAATAAACTTTCGTGATTCAGGCCCAATGACAGATGCGGCTTCTTTTACTTGTTGACCAGATACATTTATACTATCTTGATCATAGTCAATCGCAGGGCCGACTTTAAAGATATTAGCTTTAGGGTAAATGATCTGAGGATCTATCCCATAGAACCCTCTAAAGAATTGTTCGATACTATACTTTGTACCTTTTGATCTATAGAGTGTGTTGGAGAATTTAATAGCTTCTCTTTTATTTAAGAAACCCCCAAAATATGCCTGTCCCAACAAGAGCTCATCTTCAAGAAACTGTAAAAGACTAGAAGGAACTTGCGTGGCATCTCTAGAGGAAAACAGCCTTTTGATCTGACCAGAGGGCTGGTCAGCGGAATCCATATACTCATAATAGGCATCGAATAGCTTTTGAATATTAGGATATTCATCGGCAAAGTATTCAGGTAATACTTGACTTACTTCATTTCTGAAAACGTCAACATAATTCCTATTATTGTCTAGTATTGTTTTATCTTTAGTAGACATTAGTTAGTAGCACTCACAGTTACAGCAGTTGTGACAGATCTATCAGGGTCATAATTTAAGAGTTCGTTTCTCTCTGGAGCCAAGGCACTCTGATTAGATGGCACAACAGCTAGTTTAATTCTGTCCAGACCCGCTGAAATACTTGTTGGATTGAAATAGTTTATAGTAACAATACCCTGAGCGGCGTCAAAGTTCCCTATGTTATCAACTATGACCGTAGAACCCGCAACCCCCACAATTTGAATGACATTAGAACTTAACTTATTTCTGAGAACACACGTCTGAGCCTGAAAAGTAAATTCGTTACTTGTGATAATATATTCATCATCATCAGGTGCAGCAATTGAAACAGGAAATTGCAGTTGTTGGCTGATCTGAACTTTAGTTGAAGACAATCTATTTACGACGACTGTATTGTTTTCACCTGTAAGTCCATTCAATATCATGAAATTTGCGGCGTCTTGATATCTTTGACTCACCACCAGATCAACAATCTTATCTATAGAGGCTTGAGGTATTGTCGATGGTGAAAGTAATAGACCATTTACTACACCAATTAAAGTCGGAGCAGAAGGTACAAAACGTTGTTGCATTCTAACATTGGCTCTTGATGAAAGAATTGCCGGAGAAGTCTCATCAACATCTGTCAAGACATTTGATCGTCTGAATGCCTGTCCAAACCCACCAGTATTATTTGTAAAATATGTCGTAATAACATTGTTAACTTGATCTTGAACCGCATTTAATGTAAGATCTGTGAGCTTAGGGTTGAATTGAAAGAACGTATCCATTTCGATAAAGGTTTCGATTGGATCGATAAACCTAATATTAAACGAAACAATAGAAAGCTGCTCAGACAAATCTCTAATATTTTGCTTAGTGCTTGCAATCGTTTCTGTAGTAACATCGTCTTCGAATAGAATAGAAACATACACAGCACCGAATTCAGGCTTGATGGCCTCTTCACCACCCCAAGATGCAATGTCTTTGATAAGTGTCGAATAGTTTCTCAAAATAAGTGATGAATAGTCACTTGCAGTCACCATACGGTTTTGAGTTGCATATTGGAATGGAGCATTTTTGCGGATAGATTCAATAGATTCTTTTGCATCTCCACCGATTGAGTTTACATAAGTCACTACATTGATAGGACTTGTAATAACACCATCTGTAAATTGTGTAACTGGTGTAAATGTTCTTGCCCCATTTGCAATATCGCCTTTGGTTGAAAGATATTGAACTTCAATTTTATTACCCGCAGAGGGGGCAATACCAAATGTTTCTCCGTCACCAAAAGACAACTCGAAATAGCCATTAGGAGATTCTTTAAGAATATACACAGTAGAGTTGGAACTAATAGTTGTTAAGTTCACAATGTTCTGATATGTGGTAAAGTCATTAGATGCCGCAGTTGGATATACTTTAACAGTGACTGTATCTGCGTCAATGGTGCTATCAGGAATTACATATATTGGATTGTCTTCGTATTCACCAACAAGGAATGTTTTAGTCTTTAATGTGCCTTCGTAAATGGGAATACGATTAGAGCCATCAGAAGTTTTAAACTCATAAAAACCTGTGCCATCATCCTCTGCCGAAAAGCCTTCTACAGTCTGAAATGTATAAGTTACGTCATCGACAGAACCAGTAAACTTAGTATATGCAGGCAAACTAATATCAGTGTTACGTCCGGCGGCATTAGAACTAAGAGTTAATCTAACTCTAGCCTGAGATGAAGTTTTAGTGTCTGGAACATAGCCAATTCCCTCTGCTAAAGAAACAATAGAAGATCTTAACTGTGCAGTGGGTAGATATGATTCATTCAAAGCAAAGTTTGCAATGAGTGCGTTTAGGTGCGTATTGTATGCCAACACATCAAGTATATTAGAAAGCCCCGAAGCTTCAAAATTATAATCCTTGAATTCATCTTTATTGGCAAGATAATCTTTAAGATTACTTTTAATATTATCAAAATCTAATGCGGAGGATTTAATAGTAGTTGCCATTTATCTTAACCTTGATAGGGATGTTGTGAATGTCACAACTTCTTCTGTGTTTACGACTTGAAACTCTATAGTGACTGATAAAGAATTTCTATCTTCTTGATAGTTTACGTCAATGTTTCTAACTAGAGCTCTTGGTTCATACGCATTAATAGCAGATGCAATTTGCTCTCTTACGTCATCTTCAATGTCTTCATCTGCAAGTTCAAATAGTAACGCTCTTATATTACCGCCATAAAAAAGCTCAAACGGTTTCTCATAATAATTGGTAAGAATAAGATTTTTTACCGCCTGTTTGACTGCGGTGGCATCCTTTTTCTTATATAGCACACCATTAGAATTTACAGCAAACAATAGATCGATGTCACTATATTCAACCTGCCTACTCGTGATGAGAGTGGAAGCTGCTAGATTGCCGTCTTCTCTGGATAAAACTCTATTGGTTGCCATTGTGCTTTCTCATTTTTCTATTATTTATAAGGCTTTTGCAAAGGAAATATCAAAACCTGAGTTCCAAGTTCCTGCCGATCCAGCTTTATTTTGCCGCCAAACACTTTCATCATAATGAATAAATGAAGAGTATCCACCAATACCGGGACGAACCCCACGAGCCTTAGCATTTCGTACAAGTATTCGAATGTAACGAACATACAAAGATCTATTATCAGATGGGTTAATCCTCTTACCATTTAGTAGTAGATAGTGGTCTGCAGCCTCTCCAATTGGATGGTTTTGTGTTCCAGAAGCCCTAGAGGCTCTTCCACCATCTGGTGTTATCTGTGCAGAATATCCTACACCAAGTTCTCTGACAGCAGCCGCAATGGAATCTACAATTTGTTGATTTGGCCAATTCTTTCTGTTGGGGCCACGGGCATGAGTTACTACATTATCAGAGGGTGGGACCGCCGAATTAGTAATGGCCTTTTCCTCTAGATCTTCAAAAGATTCCAAGAGACACTCTATCAGTTCACCATCCGATAGCAACTCTCTATTATATTCTGTAGAGATTTTACGACTAAATGTCGCTCTCCATTGCTCATCCAACAATGGCATCATGATAATCAAACGTGCTTTTAGTACAGGCACGCCCGAGCCATCACATTCTAAAGTATCGTAAGACAATCGCATTTCTTCATAGAAAACCGAATCCTTTAGAAACTCCGCAATATCAAAGAGTGCTAGTGGATCTTCAATACCGTTTTGATCAACAGCCTTGTATACAACTGCCCGACCTTTTGATTTTAAGTCGTTTATCCCGCCACTGGTAATCACCTCAGAGGGTCCGGGCCGATACAAACCTTCAGATACTACTAAGTTAATACCTCTGAACAACTCATTATCCTCTTGTATTCTTTTCAAGATAAGAGCCTGAAGGTATAGATGTTGGGCGATTGAACGCTTGACTTCACTATCTCTGATATGCTTTAAGTTGGTCGAATCTTCACTGCCCAAAAACTTGGATATAGTGATACCTTTTGCAATCTCAGTCTTAATAGTGATGTCATCTTGATTGAGTGGATTGTATTGCGACTCAGGAACAATGTTTCCTACTTCGTACTTAGGAACATATGTTGCTGCAATCCGTGGTGTGTAGATATCCTTTGGTGTATTACTAAGTATGGGTGTAGACTCTTGTTTGATTGTTCTACCAATCCGCTTTGGTGTTGGATTGTTATACTCAGCACAAATAAAGTTTTCTTTGAGCAGTGTGCTCACAAAATTCTGATTGGATGAGTTAGAACCATCTCGTAACTTAGATCTAGCCTTGGCGGGTGTCATATATCCGTTTGATACACCGTCATACCTACCAGACTTATCGATAAAGTTCTTAATGTAGTCACCCTTATCGATGATAACCTTACGAATACCACCAGCGGCTTTAGTTAAATAATTTGTAACTTTACTTGTTGTAGGTTCTACAAAACTAGGCTCGGATATTTCTGTAGGATAAGATGCAGTTCCACTACCACCCAATGATCCTGCTGTATTTGCACCTGTTGCTTTGTCCGCTAGTGCAGCAAACTTGGCCTTACCTATTAAGTCACCATAAAAGTTAGGCGCTTCTACACTTCCTTCGAATGATGCTTCTTGCCCTTTGATGTGAATACTGTCACCACCTATTACTCCATTGCCACCCTGTATAGTCATATTATTTGCCGAAGCCGTCACATTATCTGAAGCTATGTTAACATAATCTTCTGATGTGACATTCATTTCACCGCTGGAATAAAAACCAACATTACCGTTAACATTAATATTGTAATCACCTTTGACATTATGCTGATGCCCTCCTAGAAATATATCAGTCACAGAACCAGTGGAGTATGTTGCGATAGAACCAGTAACTGAGGTTTCCATGCTACTACCGACTGTTTTCTTATCATTGCCTATGACAGTTTCTACTTTATTTCCATTCACGGTTACGTTATAATCGAGACAATCTACATTAAACTCGCCAACTACTTTAATGGATAAGTTACCCTTATAAACGAGTTGAGCATCGCCCTCAACAATAACATTATTATCTCCGCCACAAACTTCTACTTTATTATTTTTGGAAGATATAATGACACTACCATCAGGCTTTAATTCAATCCCCGAGCCCTCAGAATGTTTGATCAGTATACGTTCATTACCATCAGTGTCATCAACTTCCCATACATGACCCTTCTCTGTCTGTGATACTTGATTTTTTGGATACTCACTTGTAACCTTATCGCCTGTATTCAACTCAATCCCGGGCCAATGTGAAAAGAATTCTAAGTCATTTCTATCAACACCACGGGCTTCTTTAGATATGTTCTGCGAATAAAAATATGGTGTCGTAGGAAACTGCCCCGAAGGATCTTCAGGTGCATTCTCACTCTTCGCCCCACCAAGATTTTTTAGATATTCTTCAGTAATTCTAACCATATCATCCTCTACGATCTATGAGTTCTTTTTGAGTCAGCGGGGCGTCTTTAGATGGATTATAGTCGGGTACATTATACTTATCAAAGGTATTTTTAATGTAGCGGGGCACATCAAAGAATGGGTTCTCTTCACCGGGTACAACTTGGTTAAACCCAAAAACTTGAATACCGGGTTTTGCTCTGTAAATAGAACCCAACAATTTCTTAAACTCTCTCATAGTTTTAGACGCCAAGGGCGCACGAGTTGCTTCTAGAAGTATCCTAATTGATCTAGGCACCTTGTTTATATCATCATCAAAAGTTTCAACTTCTAATGGCCTACCTCTATGTATTACGCCATACTTTGTGATATAAAAATGTGGAATAAAGCCGACTTCATATTCTTCCACAAAAACTCTGTGCAAATCCTCTATCGTATAATGGCCTTCTTCAACACCACCCGCCTGAACGACTACCTCTGTGACTTCTCTCCTTAGATTTGCCAACTCCGTTTCAATCTCAACAGTTCTGATAACAGGTGAAAATATCTTAGTTCCATAAATATCAGTGAAAGCTTCTCTCCAAATATTTACAAAGTTATCAGTTCTGCTAGTTGGTATGTCAATAGCTAAAGGTTCAGGTTCCAATACTTTAGACGCTCTGTTGTCAATCTTATTAACAGTCGCAATTAAAATGCTTCTAGGACTGTCTGAATACTTCTGTAATATATCAGCCGCCTCTTCAATTTTTCCTTGCTTTTTGAGTCGAACTATTTTTTGTAGATCTTGATTACTTACAGTTTTTACAACATCGCCAATTCTTGCAATAGAATCTAAGTTAACCTTTGTAGGCTGAAACGCCTGCTCTACTAAGTTTTCCAATAAAGATCCAAATCCGAAATCAACCTTTCCCAATGAAATATTGGTGTTGCCAACAATAGACGTAATATTAGTATTTAAAACATTAGAGATAGAGTTGGATGATTTTATCACATCACCCAAAACAGTATCCAACGTCCCATCAGTAAAAAGTTCTGTGTTAATATTTTTATTCACAACAGCTTTTATTTGATCTGGCTTTAAATTAGTCGTAGTTTGCACCACTTCTGCTATTGCTTCTGGAAATGGAGCTGATATACTAACATCAAGAAACCCATTACCCGAAAGTTTTGAATTTCCTGTAATAGCGGTAAAGTCCGACTTATCAGGCGCACTCACAACCTTTACTAACTCCGATTTCGCAGCAGACTTGTCTAGCTGAACGACACCCAAAGCATACGATGCTTGATCAGGAACAGAACCTTGGACCTGACTGACAACATCAGTCACCCCACTTGTTACAGTTTTGAAACCATTTGCAACTGTTTCACTTTCAACATATTTGAAGCTGTTGGCGGCGGCATCTAATTCTCTTAGCTGTCTAGACTTTCTTTCAGCATCAGTCAAATCAAGAAGATTTGCTACTCCTGTCAAAGCGCCTTGTAATATATCTTTTTTACTCATACTAACCTGCACTCGCTGAAATGTAATTATTCTCTGCTGAAGATATCAAAGATGCCTTATAGTCTTCAAAGGCTACTCTGGCAGCCCCCGGCCTTGATCTTTTTTTATAGACATATTTTGCAGGGTCTGCTTTTTCGAATACATCAAAGAAATACCAAGTCGAGTTCTTTTCATTTTTAGGACCATCGAAGTTTGAAATGTTAGCAGGGTTTCTTAAATGCTCCCAACATTTATGAATACCACCAGTCTTCATATCAAAAATTAAAAACTTCATTTGTAAAAAATAATCAAAGGGATCTTCATTCAACTCTGCGGCATATGATTCAAGTCGTTGCCAACGGTTCCATCTTTTATTCCATTGTGCAATACCAAGAGAATGTTCAATTTGATTTTCA